AGGCAATTGAAGATCTGTTAAAGAAATATTCTAAGAAGAGGTGATCGATTATGGATTTTTCTACCGAAAGATTCAGTTGTTGCGGATTCCATAAAGAGTGCGCTGCAAAAGGCGACTGCGTAAGGAAGAAATACTGGATTAATTACAAACTTATTTGCACGCTTTATAGAAGAGTCATAAGTAAGATGCAACCAATAAGCCAAGAGCTACCGAAATAAGTAGCTCTTCTTTAATTGTCGGCAATCTCTTCTTCCTCATTGATTAATCCTTTAGCCCTATTCTCGTCTTCAATCGCTTTCAGGTATTTGCCTTGAATCAGCCGGATTTGATCGATGTTTTCAAACACTGAAGGCCTTAGAAATGGTTGAGCTGCCGCCCTGACTGTCCCAAACTCAATGAGGTGTGCATGAAAAGCGTACTTATAACCTTTTCTCCTTGCCCTGGCACGATCATAGATTCCTACTTGCAGGATAGGAGTGCCTTTTCCTTGCCCTTTAACTCGCTTTCCAAGTGTCTTTACCCAGGTTCCCACATTTCGCTTTAGGATTCCTTCTTTTACTGGTACCCTTCGCTTAACCTCTTTACGCAGAAACTTAGCGACTTCTTTAAGCGCAGCACGTTCAAGCTCGGTCATCATTTCCTTACAATCTTCAGTTCTAGAGATATAGACAACGCCTGCTCTGTTGTACCGATCAAGTTGACCCGTTCCGTTCATAATTACGTTTTGCGCTACGCTTGCCATTTACATCACCCTGTTTACTATGCCTTGACAGGTGAGCTCGGTACGCCCATCTGCTCGGTCAAAAGTACGAATGATGTTGTATTCCTTGCTGTCAAATTCGATCATGGGCTCTTGGCTGTATTCGCTGGTCCATACTACAAACTCTAGTTCTGGTTGCAGGCCGGTCGATTGAGCTTGATAAAACTCACTATGACGTATGGATTTCTTTTCGGCAAATACTAGGCGCTTGGTATAAACTTTAATGGAATCGCCCATATCATTTTCGGTATAGGTAACGCTAATCATGAATATGGCTTGGTCTGGTCTACTCATAACAAGATCACCTCTGGTATACTAATCGCTTTGAGTTGGGTCATGAGAACGTCAAAAGCAAAACTAAACTTCACTTCTCCACTTTTTAAGTCCCATAGGTCATTCACGCCCACAGTCAGCGTTGCAATTCCTAGCTCGGTTTCGACGTTTTCAATTGTCACGCCAGCATTTAGCATATATTGCTTTACTGCCGACGTTTTGATTAAGAGCGTTGGATCAGTGTACTCTCCAGTGATTCCTAATCCAGATTTAACTTTTACCAGTAATTCTTCATTCGTCATAACGCCACCTAAACAAGCAGGTAAGCGTCAACTACCTTGCTGTCCAGTGCGCTATTTAAGTCAATAGTGTTTGATTCTAAGGCCGTTGCACTGGTTGCCACGGCCGGAGCGGTCCCCTCTTTTACGTTATCTAAAAAAGTAAATAAGACTGTATTGTGAGCAAGCTTGTAAGGCAAACCTAGCTTCTCGCCAAATCCAATGGCTACTGTCGCACCAGCGCCATCCATTGCCGGAATTGAAATGCCTGTAACAGTTTTAAAGGCCTTGTTTCCGGTTACTGTTCCAACTGTGTCAACGGTGAATGCCGGCAAGTCTTCTGTGATAACTTCATCTGCGTAGTTGGTGCCGGTGATTGTAACCTGCACCGCTTTAATACTCCCAGCCGTACCTCCGGCTGTAGCCGTAATATTTCGAGGTACCGATGGATTAGTTATCGCGGTTGTAACTGCAGTAACCTCTGTAGCGCTACAGGTTATTGCCGCATGAATACCTGTGGTACTTGCTACGGTAGCTTTAGCTGCGGCTACTTGAAAGTGAGCAGGATATGATCTTTCTATTCGTTTCCCTCTTACGTCACAAGGGATGTGGTTATCGAATTTAGGGAAAAATCTACTCAACTTTTTCATCCTCCATTTCATCTAAAATTAAGAAACAAGAGAGGCCTAAGCCTCTCTCATTACTCAGAATACGACCAGTAAGTGAATGTAGTTTTGGCAAATAGAGGCTTACCACCAGAATAGAGCTTACCTCTCCAAACGGTTTCATCAGCAGAGAATTTCTCGGAAGAATTGGACTCAATTACAAAGGATTCTGATTCATTTACGATGTATGTGCTAAGGTCGCCATACAGAACTGAATCAGTGTCAGGCATTTGTGATGTGAAAATTACAGGCATTCCTGCAATTAGGTAATTTGATTGACCAGGGCCTCCTTGAACAGGTATCGTGGATACAAGCGGCTTTCCTGCGGCATCCGTAAGCGCAAAGAACTTCTTAAAGAATGTACTTCTCTTCATAACCCATGTACCATTGTCTCCATATGGGCTTTCAACTTCTGCAAGAATATCGGCGATTTGTTGCCAGTCCATGATCGAGTATGTTTTAGCTGCAGAAGGAGCAATTTTGATAGCTGCGATAACACCTTGGAAAGTAGAAGTGTCGACAGCCCCATTAAGTACATAGTTCTCGCAGAGTAGACCAATATATTTCCCAATTTCCATTGCGAGATACTGTTCAAAAGCTGGGATACTATTTCTTAGCAACAAGTTCTTAGTTGTAATGGTCGCGACGACAGCCTGTTGAGAAATCTTCACCTCAGTAAATGAGAAGTTAAGTGTCACTGTTCCATCTGGATTCTCAGTTGGGGCCCCAGTTGTGCCAATTGGTAAGGTAACGTCCCCTGTAAAGCCGAACTTCGTAATCGCTGAGTAAAGCCTTCCGTATTGCTGAACAACCGAATACACCTTATCTAAAGTTGTTTGTGGGACAAGGTATTCTCCACCGCTGGTTACACTCCCACCATTAACATCAGTAATTGCGCGCTTACCAAATGCCATAACTTCAGCATCAGATTCGCTTACTTTGTTGTTCAGATAGCTTCTGTAGAAAGCATCGCGGTACTTGGCACTTGAACGATAGTTTTCTTCGGTCAAATCATTAGCGTTTGGCTTGGACATGAATCCTCCCCCTCTTTTCTCAGGCTCCGGAGCATCCTGGAGCTTTTCGTTAATTTCATCCAATCTTTCAGACATACTTCTTAAATTGTCGGCAGCGTCGTTCATTTCTTCGGTTGACATGTCCCGGTGATTCTTGACCTTGCTTTTAAGTTCCAACCTTTTTTGCTCTACCTCAGATTTTTCTCTACGGAGTTCTGCTGCTTCCTTTTGGGTTAATTTCATGATCTTTTCCTCCTCGTAATTTGTTTTTAAATTTACAATTGGCTAATAAGGTTCATCAAGGCCAATTTCACGGCCTCATCTTCAGCTGGTGCTGGTGGCTCAGGGGTCTGTTCTTCTGTGATAATAACCGTTTCTTCATACGCCGGGAAAACGACAATACTCACCTCATAGACATCATTAATTTTAAGGATTACGTCGATTTTGTTTTCCCAATCGGTTGCGATCATGGCGTTGTTATCGAACCAAAACGACATCCCGTCAACAATCTCATTGGCAACCCGGTCAAATACGTAATCATCAATCCATGTGCCGCCCAGTGTTACCTCTATGAATAAACCAGTCTCATCAACGACCGTCCTCATGTTCTTTCCGGATCGACCAAGTACCCATGAAGTTGAATGGTCCCACAATAAAACAAGCTTCGAAAGATCAACGCCTTCCAAAGCTTTTTTGTCTACCTTCTCTATCCACTTGCTCCCTCGGTATGGTCGACCAGGTGTGTCGAAGAGTATTGGGTACCCACGCAATCTCCTTACATTTTGGCCATCAACTTCTTCGGTAATTGCTCTAAATTTTGAGCGATCATCGTCAAAGAGCATACGCTTTTTAGATTGCTGGTTCAACGGGGACTTCTTTTCCTGTTCCTTGCTCATCTATCTCTCCTCCTTTCTCCTCGACAACATAGCTTCCAGCACCAAGCACCTGAAAGTTCTTATTCTCTAAGAACTTATCAAGCTCAGGCGGGCCTTTTGTCAATCCAAGGCGCTTCCTGATCTCATTTCTACTCATGATGGTGCCGTATACCATCTCTTTGTAGAATGCTGTTTTGGCAGCCAGTGTACTGATTTCCAAGTCTACAAGTTCAGCCTGGACGCAATTACCGTGATATATTTCAGTCTCGCTGAACAGGCCATACGTAGATGTTTCTTCGATTTGCCACACCCATGGCTTTATGCTGTTGTCGATAAACTGCTCAAATTGGAGCTCTGAAGCCGTACCGTTAATGATTTCATAGCTTACCCCGAAGTAGTTATATAGTTTTCTCGTGATGTCATCCATGAGCTTTGTATCGAGTGGATTGAGTTTCATGTCTAACTTGTGGATATCGTATTCTGCGCCGATCATACCAAAGCCCGTTGTGTTTTCAGCAGTAAGAAAAAGATCCTTGAATTCATCCAGCTTTTTCTTCATGTCACTGCCCTTAAGCTGAGACTTTACCTGGAGAAGGGCGGCAATTCTGCCTGAAGCCACACTGTCCTTAACCGCTTGGCTCTGCATGGTATTAACGATCTCTACATAATTTCCAGTTGCTTGTTTAGCGGCTCCTTGCTTCCCGTCGGGGAAACGTTGCAAATGAATCAAGTCATCATAAAAAAACGGGTAACTACCTCCGAGCGTGATAATTACTCTGCCTTCATCATCCTGACTAAACACACCTCTCGTAAAAGGCAATGGCCAGAGCCATTTTAGCTTTCCACTATCGTCATCCCACTCTGGCATAATGTAGCAGTTATTCGTCAGTAGTGCCATTGTGATGCAGTGTGTCCAAAACACTTGTGGGCATTGATAAGGATTTGTCCTGACCTTCAACACAAATCCCAAGCGGTCGTATACTTGCTTCATGTTTCCCTCTGTGTCTGCACGGATGTGATAGAACGGAATACTCGCAACTTTTTCGGCTATAAAATTAATTGCTGTCCTGATCTCAGGGATATTGTAAATGTTACCGCCGAATATTTGTGTAAGTGAGTATCCTTTGTTCAATAGGTCAATTATTTTTGACACCGTTACCTTGTTTGGCTGGAAGTAATCTACTACGTATCTCAGGAATCCCAAATTATCACCACCTCTCTATGACAAAATAAAAAGACTTTATTCAGCTCTTTCGATTTCGCCAGAATCTTTATTTCTTCTCGAGTAAGTTGTTTCATCTGGTCCGCTTGCTAAGTCAACACCTATGAGAACTTTTCCATTCAATAATTCATCTGCCTTTTGAATGGCTCCGTTACGATACAGTCTGCAAACCTCACTTAGTGCTTCATGCCTAGTAAAATTATCTTCGCTTATTAATGCTTCCCTTTGTCTTTTGTCCCTGGTGCTGGTAATTAATTTTGAGTTTTTGTCCATTTGTGATAGTAATCCAATCAATCTTTTCATTCAACTACCTCCCTACGGTTGGTACTCATCGAACATATCCTTGACCTTTTTATAAGCGACGTAAGACATTAGGAAGCTTACGTATCCATCGATCCGTCCATTAGACTTCGCTTTATCAGGCTGTATCTCATTATTTGCTGGAGTTATTTTTGCGGCTGTATTCGTGGTACACCAGCGGAATAAACCATTGTGCCGACTAAATTGTATAATCCCATCCTCAAACAAAGCTTTAGATTCTTTCATTGGCTCAGATAAGCTTTTTGGACCCATTGCAACCTCAAACATAACTCCTCTTCCATCTTTGTCCTCAATGGGAAATCCATTCATTTGCATATCTTCTGACCAATCCTTAAAGTGCCACCTATCTCCACCTGTTTTCCAAAAAACCACTCCATACTTTTCTGTCAACTCAACAAACCACTGTGTGACATCCTTCCGACTCACCATGCTACCTTCGCAGATATACATTAATTCATCGTTGAGGATGTCTTGCGCCCCAGTATGGCAAAAGCTCTCATAGGCCATTTTGTCTGCCTTGCTGTTCTGCTCAAGTCTTTGTCTGGCAATAAAGTATTTTTGAAATAAATGCAGTTTTCCGTTTTTAGGTATCAATGCTGACGCACAACATAAGTCTGTGGTCTCTGAAAGGTCGGCAGCTCCTACCGCATATGCATCTTGAATGATATCCATATCCATATCAATGGCGCATTTATCAACCATCAGAAGATCGAAGTAGATTACGCTCAGCGAACTTGCGCGGTTTAAGTGCTTAGCCAAAAAAGAGGGCATTTGTGCAGGATCTTCGACCGCTTTTTGATATTCTCCCTCGAGGTAGCTTGTGGTTGGCCTAGCTTCCTCATTTCCTGGGTTAGCCTTTATCCAGCACTTCCTGTCCGCTGGATCGTCATCATCGTCAATTCGGAAGATCATCGGGAAGACGCGCTCTTTACTTTTTCCGCTTAATACTTTTTGACATCGCTTGAAGATACTATCAAAGATTCCCTCGCGGACAAATCCAAAGGTCGAGATAATGACATTCAGCGGCTGGGCCCTAGCCCCTTGAGCTGATGAGAATACATCGTAAGTGTTGCGATTTTTAATAGCGTGAAGCTCATCGATCACAACACCGTGAGGGTTCAAACCATCCTGCCCTTCGCTGTTTTTACTACCAGCTTTCATGTATGAATTCGTTGCCGGAAACAAGATCATTTCACTGTTGTCTTTATCTCTCTTGGTTCGCCAGTGTTTCCTTGGATTGTCTTTCGGTGTAAGGACATCGCTTGTCTGAAGAAATGACTTTGCTGCTTCATAGACAATGGCTGCTTGTGTCTTCATAGTGGCTAAGCACCACACCTGAGCAGCCGGTTCACCATCGGCCATTAGGAGAAAGTCCGCGATTGCAGAAATAAAAGTTGACTTGCCCCATTTTCTGGCGACGAATAATATAAGTTCTTTGAAGTACCTGACATCCATTTCTAGCTCAATGTCGTATATCTTGAATCCGAATATGCAAGCAGATATGTACTTCTGCTCTATGGACAATTCGAATGGTTGTCCGGCCCATCGACCTTCTTTGTGTTTTACTAATTTACAAAAATCAATAAAGGCCTCTACGTCGGTATCGTCGTAGAAGACCTTTGAGTTTTTCAGTAAGTTTTCAATAAGCTTCTTTAGCTGTTTAATATCTTTACAATGTTTCTTCGGTTCTCTCTCAACATAATCATGCCAGCTCTTAATGTACTCCGGTAATTCTACTCTAGGCCTAGCCAATTTTACCGCGCCTTTGGTTTATTTTCTCAAAGGCATCAAGTTCCGGCGCTTTTGGCGGAGGTCCTTGGGGTGTTAGATCTGTCAGCTGCTTGATTATGCCCATGTGGTTTTTTATCATGGTATTATATATTTCGACTTCAGGAGACTTCTTTGTCCCGTGTTGGTTTTCTCCGTTTTGATATTCTGAAACGGTACCTTCGCGGTTAATGGTTTCCTGTAAATCTTCGAGCGTCACAGTCATGAATGCAGCGTTGTTGATCAGTGACAAAACTCTGTTCATGGTATCTTTAGGCATATTTTTAAAAAGTCGTTTAAGTCTCTGGATCTCTTTCTTAATCCTCTCTTCTTTGGTTAAATCTTGAGAATTGTTTTTCATAGTTTTATCACCTCCCCACTACACCCCCTCATGCGCGCGTAACTCGCGTAAACAGAAAGG